AGACTCCTTCTTACTAAACAGCCGGGGAGCACCTCAGAGTCGGACTCCCCTGCCATTGGCATTTGCCCGGTACGCCGGATACCTCATGCCGTCTAGACGGTGGGATAGACCACAAAAAAAATCTCGAGAAAAATTAGTACTAAGCAATATCAATCTTTAACTAATCCATATTAATGGCTCAACAGAACAGTACGTTGACCACGGCTCTTACACGCCCGGGTCAACTGAATAGTGCAGGCGACGCCCGTGCACTTTATTTAAAGCTGTTCAGTGGGGAGATGTTCAAAGGCTTCCAGCACAACGCAATTGCTAGAGACCTTGTAATGAAGAGAACACTTACAAATGGTAAGTCACTTCAGTTCGTCTACACTGGACACACAAAAGCCGAGTATCATACACCCGGTAACAGCATACTAGGTAACACCGATGGTGCACCTCCAGTAGCTGAGAAGACAATCACTATTGATGATCTTCTAATCTCTAGTGCTTTCGTTTATGAACTAGATGAAACACTAGCACACTACGAATTACGTGGTGAAATTTCCAAGAAGATTGGATATGCTCTTGCACAAAAATATGATAGACTAATCTTTAGAGCTATCGCTAAAGGTGCTAGACAAGCTTCACCAATCTCTAAGTCTGGCTTTGTCGAGCCCGGCGGAACACAGATCAGAGTTGGTACAAACAACCAAGCATCTGACGCATACGTTCCAGCTTCTCTAATCAATGCTTTCTATGATGCAGCTGCTGCATTAGACGAAAAAGGAGTAAGCTCTGAAGGACGTGTTGCTGTGTTGAACCCAAGACAGTACTATGAATTAATACAAGGTGTTGGTTCTAACGGTCTTATCAACAGAGATACACAAGGTACTGCATTACAGTCAGGACAAGGTATCATTGAAATTGCAGGCATCAAGATCTACAAGTCAATGAACATCCCATTCTTCGGCTCATACGGTACTAAGTACGGTTCTGCATCTGCAACAAACCCCGGTGTAACTAGCCCCGGAAACATAGGATCATTCGTTGGTGAAACAGCAGAAGACGGTAGAGCTTCTGTAACTGGTATCAACAACAACTATGGTAACTCATCTGACTTCGCTAACAGCTGCGGACTTATCTTCCAAAAAGAAGGTGCTGGCTGTGTAGAAGCTATCGGACCACAGGTTCAGATTACTTCTGGTGACGTATCAGTTGTATACCAAGGTGATGTAATCCTAGGTAGACTCGCAATGGGAGCAGACTTCTTAAACCCTGCTGCTTGCGTTGAGTTAGTCGCTGGTGCTGCTACTGGATCTACAGGTAACGCTGCATTCGGTACATCATATCCAGCTAACGGTTAATTTTTATTTTTTATACGGGAGCTTCGGCTCCCCTTTTTTATTATGCCTTTTCCAACCACAAATGCGGCTCAAGAGCTGCCAGCTATAAATCAAATACTTACATCCTGTGGTCAGGCTCCTGTAACTACACTAGACCAAACCAACCCGGAAGTTGCGATTGCCTATGCTACCCTATTACAGGTGTCACGAGAGGTACAATCTGAAGGATGGACTTTCAACAAGGAGTACCACTACGAGTTTCCAACAAATAATGATAACGAAATTGTTATACCTAATAATGTTATTCAGATTAAGTTAGCAGAAAACTCACAGAACACAACTTATGATGCAATCAGAAGATCTGGTAAACTATACGATAGACAGAATCATACATACAAATGGACATACAGTCCTATTGAATGTGATGTCGTATGGGAATTTGATTACATAGACTTACCAGAACCAATACAAAATTTTATAACAGCCAGAGCTGCAACTATAGTATCTGGTAGAATAGTAGGAGATGATGCTCAGTATGCACGTCTACAGCAACAAGAAGTACAGTCCAGAGCACTCGCTATGGAGTATGAAACACAGCAAGGACAGTTTACTATGTTTGGTCATCCACAAGGACAACAAGCCTACTATCAAAGTTACCAACCATTTCACGCTTTACAACGATAATGCCAGCAGTTACTCAGCGAGTTGAAGATTATCTTGGTGGAGTATCTAGACAATCTGATGATAAAAAACTCCCCGGTCAAGTCGAGGAGTGTATCAATGGCTACCCTGATCCAACCTTTGGTCTTACAAAAAGACCGGGGTTTCAGTGGTTAGGAAATCTAGGTACAGGCACCACATATGACGACTCTAAATGGTTCTTTATATCTAGAACTGACACAGAAAAATATATAGTATGTATTACACCAGCAACATATAACAATGCTACTCCTCCAGCTCTTACAGCTAACGGAACAATAGCAGCATGGAACGCTGTTACTTTTGCACCATGTAACGTATACTTTGATGCCTTACCTTGGGTAGCTAGTCAAGCATACGCTGTAGGAGACCTTGTACAGAACGATAGTGGTAAAGTGTACCAATGTGACACAGCTGGTACTTCAGCAGCCTCTGGAGGTCCTACAGGCACCGGAGCTGACATACAGGACAACACAGCTAGATGGGATTATCTACACAGTGGTCAAGCACAAGCATATTTAACAGGTACACGTACACAGTATGACGCATTAACAATACAAGATAAATCTATTGTTGTAAATAGTGCTATTAAAACTGCTATATTACCAGCTCCTACATTTAATGCTAATAGACAAGCGACTATAAAATTAGTCGGAGTTTCAGCTACTACTAAATATAATGTTTCTATCAATGGAACTGCTATTTCTCAGTATACATCAGGAGCTAATACTACATATACTGCAGTTTTAACTGAACTTAAATCACGTATTGCTGGTTTAAACATAACAGGGATTACAGCAAACGATATTATACAAACAAAAGACAGCTTACATATTACTAACACTGCGGCTAGCTTTACAATAACTGCTACTGGTGGTCAGTATGTTAACCAGTTAACTTTCTTTCAAGATCAAGTACCAACTCTCGAGGAGTTACCAGCAGAAAGTAAACATAACCATGTTGTAAAAATTATTAACAGTGGTTCATTAACTAAATCTTTTTACTTAAAATACGTGGCAGAAGATGAAATTAAAGGACCCGGATACTGGAAAGAAACTCTAGCTCCTGACACATCTACAGGACTAGATAATTCTACTATGCCACACGAGTTACTTAATACAGCTGTAAACACATTTGTTTTTCAACGTGCATCATTTAAAGCTCGTGAAGTAGGTGATGATGATACTAACTCTCACCCATCATTTGTTGGTAGACCTATAACTCAGGCTTTCTTTCATAACAATAGATTAGGATTTTTATCTGGTGATACTGTATCAATGAGTCAGTCATCTGATTTCTTTAACATGTATTTTACATCAGGTCAAACTGTTACAGATGCAGATCCTATTGACTTAAGTGCAAGTACAGTTAAACCTGTTGCACTTCATAGTGTATTACCATCTACTCAAGGTCTTGTACTGTTTAGTGCTAATCAACAGTTTTTGATGGGATCTACTGAAGGTATACTTACACCAACTAAAACAGTGATACGTACCATCGCAAACTTTGAGATGGATACAAAAATAAATCCTGTTGATACTGGTACTACAATTAACTTTATTAGTAAAACACCAAGTTACACTAGAGTCTTTGCTATGGTTACACGTGGAGAAAACGAAAACCCACAGGTAGCTGACATAGGAAAAGTAGTAAACGAATGGATACCATCCAGCATGGATACTATGATAGCTAGTGCACAGAACCAGTTTATTGCATTTTCAGGACAGAGTAGTAAATACATATATTTGTTCAGGCAGTATACTGAAGGTAAAGATATACTACTACAAACATGGTTTAACTGGGAAGCACCCGGAACTGTACAAACTATAGCAGCAGATTCTGATGAATTGTTTGCTGTAACTAAACAGCAAGGTGGACAACTAACTCTTAGTAAAGCTAGTCTTAGTCAAAGTCCAGAAGATGCTATCATTGTTAACAACGATGGTCAAAGACTAAACCCATGTATAGACCTATATGCTCCAGCTACTTCTGTTACATATGACACAGCTGGTGAATTTTCTAAATGTTTTATACCTTATGCTGACGCTACAGACTTAACACCTATTATTATTATTAAAGGTACTACAGCTACAGGTCAATTTATTGAATCAGGTTTTACAATTACACCTGAGCGTGTTGTTGAAAGTGGTAACACATATTTTAAAGTACCATTTAAAAATTTAACAAGTGTAGCTAGTGATGTTATAGTAGGATATAAGTATGATTTTGATATTATACTACCTAAAACTTACTATAGATTAGACGAAGAAATGAAGAGCAGTGACTTTACTGCAAATCTTACAATAGCTCGTATGAAGTTTGGAGTAGGATTGTCAGGAGTTATGGGCTTTAAACTTAGGTCTAAAGGTATACGTCAAGGTAAACGGGCATACGTAGCAGATGGTGTAACTACAGAGTATGAGTGGATACCAGCAGATTTTAATTATATCGACGACGATCAACTTAAAGTTAAAATTAATAATGTAGAAACATCTGCATTTACTGTTAACACAACTGCAACACCGTTACCAAAGATTACACTTAATGCTGCATCGAGTGAGTTAAAAACACTTAGTGGTGATGGTAGTCTAAAAACTTTTGATTTAACTTTTATACCGAATAACTTAGATATAATTAAAGTTAAAGTTGGAGGTGTATTAACTACAGACTATAATATAGTAGAGCAGTTTATTCATTTTGATTCAGCTCCAGCATCAGGTACAAATAACATACTTGTATATAGTGCTGATGATATACTTATATATCTTGATGAATGGTATAATCTTAACCCTGTTATTACAGCAGATCAGTATTTAGCAAATGACATACCTATCAAAGACCAGACTGTATTTACATTACCTATACACCAGAAAACAGATAACTTTACATTACGATTATTTAATGACTCACCATTCCCTGTCTCCGTTAACTCTATGATGTGGGAAGGAATATACTCACCTAGATTTTACAGGAGGACATAATGTTACCATTATTAGTAGCCGGAGCAGTTGGTTTATACGGAGCTCATAAGCAAAGTCAAGCTGCTAAAAATGCAGCCAACACGCAGAACAAAGCAACGAACGCACAATATAAATATGATAAAGAAGCATGGGAAATGCAGAAGCAATCTGCTATTGCTAAACAAGCCTATGCTGTACAAGAAATACAAATTAAAGCTGATAATGAAGCAAAATTAGCTGCGTACAAAGATGCAACTAATTTACAAAATTATAATTATAACTTACAAATACGAAATCAGCAGCAAGATCTTAATGAGAAGATGTATGCTAAGTCTCTTGATATTTTTGATAATCAGATTAGCATAAATGCTGAACAAGAAAAAGCAGCTCGTATGGACGAGAGACGTAAGTTGCATGAGATATCAACACAGAATAGATACGAACAACAAGATGCGATGATAGAAGCCATACAGAATGAAGGAGCTATCAGAGCACTAGGTCAGACAGGTAGATCAAGAGATAAATTAAAAAGTGTAGCAACTTTACAATCTGCTCGTAAACTAGATTTACTTGACTTATCACTAGACAATGCTACTTTTGCATCTAATCAAGCAATACGTGCTATAGGTGTCTCACGAGCTGTATCAGATCTTAATGCTTATGCAAAGAAGATGCTAGATCCCGGTGAAATACCGATGCCTATTCAACCTATTGCCACACCAATCGCTGATTACATATTCCCACCAGCATTCCAAGATTATGACTTTGGACCTAAGCCTATGAAAGGAGCTATGGTATCACCATCTGCTGCTGCCGCTCAAGTATGGGGTTCTTCTATTCAAAGCATCGCTGGTATGGTCGGAGGTTACTACGGACAAAAACTTTTATAAAAAATGAGTACACAAAAATACTACAAGAGGTACGCCTCTGGTGGTCGGTTTAAGAATGAACAACTGGATGACGGCTTACGAGCCATGCAGATTCAATCCCAGAACATTACAAGCCAACTAGAAAATCAACGAAATCAAGCAAATCGAGTTGCTGACCAATTTATAAAAGAGTCAGACAGAGTTGCTAAAGTTGAAGAACAAAACAGGAAATTTAATAGAGAAATATCAGTTGAGTTACCAGAAAAACTGAGACGTAATGCTCTAAAGCGTAACAATGATATAAATCAAAAGTCAGCCAAAGATCAGATTGCAGAGTATAGAAGACTCGAAGCAGTCTGGTCAAGGTTGACACCTTCCTTAGCTAAAACCTTTGGTGACGCAGCAGGGAATATTGAGAAGTTTATTCAAACAGAAAATGCTGTAGAAAACTTAAGGGAATTAAATGCAAGTGGACAACTTGAAGGTGTTTCACAGTTTTATCATGCGACTTTAAAAGAAGCTGATCTATTAGAATTTTCACAACAACGATATAAATTATATACTGACGCCTTAAAAAATGGAGAGTCAGTAGATAAACTTCAATACAACTACTTAACAGATAAACTTAAAACTCGTAATCCTGTATTTAAAGATCAGTTCACACTTCAGATGAAGGAGAACTTTGATGGTTTTGAAACACACTTTTTAAACCATCTCGAAGAAATGGGTATACCAGTAAACGAAAAGAATGTTGCAAAGCTTTATGAAATTCGTGCTTATGAATTATTAGAACAGTATAATATAAGTCCTGTATCTAAAAATGGTATTGAAATAACTAACCTAATTAGAAAACAAGGTATTGCTAAAGAACAGCAGTTTAGATTAGGTAGAGAATATGAGAGCGAAACACAAGTTATAAATGGTTTTTCTAAAGGCATTAAAGCTTTAAGTTCAGAGAAAATAATACGTTCAGACTTTCAAACTGATAAACAATTTACAGATGCTAAAGAAACAAACTACGATAGAAGAAACGCTTTATTCGTAGATGCTATCACAAGTACAAATGCGAGACCTGTACAGATGAGGGATGGATCTTATGCTGATCCTCTCGTACCTAATACAAGAGCTAACATTGTAGGATGGGCAAAGTCTGAAATGGATAACTATAATACTTTTCAAACTTATTTAGAACATGTATTCGGTGTTACATCTGAACATCCTGATGGATATGTTATACCCGGTGGTACTAAGGATGGAAAGAAACAACGTATCTTTAGTAAGTTTCCATATTTAAAACAAGAAATAAAAGACGATTTTGCTGAAAGATTTGAAAAAAAAGAAGATGTACAAAATAGTATCACTAAAGCTAGACAGCAAGCTGAGGCATTTCAGTATAAAGACAAAATGGATGCTGGATACTATAAAGAAAATCCAGAAGCATTTTGGGAAGACTGGGAAGCTTCAAATGGTAATTCATATGCTAGAGAACTATTTGCTGGTAGTTTAGGTTTTAAAAGCCAATACATAGATGAGTATACTTTAACTGATACTATCGTACAGGATTATAAAAATGGCGATATGTGGGGAGTATATCACGCATGGGCAGCTTTACCTGATGAGCAGCAAAAAATAGGATTTATATATAATGATCTTAACGCTCTTGCTAAACACCGTGGAGTACAGTTTCAAGACTTAGATGATAATCTTAAAAAGTTCACAAATGCTACTATAGACGAAGTAGAAAAAGATGGAGTTATAGATAAATCTGCTGGTCCATCAGCAGCTAACATGGGTGATTACATGAGAGCTGAGTTGCTAAAACGATTTGCAGCTGACCAAGAAGGTAAACCATCAGAAAGATTTGAACGTGCTAAGGAAAGTATAAAACGAGAACTAGGATACGTTAATGGAACTTTAGTAAACTTTGATCAAGATGGATTTCGTGGGGCTGGTTTATTTAGACAAAAACAAGGTAAGTCTGGTGCAAGTAACAAAGTTATATTTACAAGATTTGCTGGAGAAAACTTTGGTAACATATCTAGTTTTGAAATAGATGCTACATTAGGTAGTGCTAGAGGGCAGTCTAGAGTTAATGGTTTAGTAGACTTAGTTGCTGCTGATATGGCATCTAATAAACCTACAATTAATAATACTCATTTATATAATTTATTAACAACAGGTACAACTACCAATCCATTACTTAATCAACTGATGAAAAAGAGTACACTTAATGGTGTTTTAAAAGAAGACTTTATAAATACTCTAAAGAATACAGTAGATGCTGATGCTAGAACAAAGAAAGCAGTTATGCAATGGGGTGCTGACAAATGGTGTGACCATCAATTAGGACCAGTTGCAAATGGTTTATCTAACGATCAAAAAGCTTTACAGGTATGTGTTGATGTTATTGAACAACAGTTTGATATGCCAGCATGGAAATTTTTACTGAACTCTAAAAATAGAGAATTACTACAGAACTAATGGAAGATGAAACATATGTTCCCGGCCGTATGGTTGAAGAGGAACAAACAATAAAACCAGCCAAACCTGTATACCCTGCTCCTTTTGGGTACAAGTTTGGTAATAGCTCTGTAGATTTATCTATGGAGGACAATCACACTACCATGCAGAATGAATATGATGAATGGTGGAATAAAAAAGGAGATGAAAGAGATCAGCTACAAGAAAAGTTTAATCAGAAATACTTTGGTATGTCTACTGAACAGGTGAGAGCTGGTAAACGTCAATCTGCTGTCAATGCTAATAATCCTATAAAAAGATTAGATAAAGTATTTCAAACCTTATCTATACCCGGACTAGGTCTAGCTGACTTTGTAATGGATGCAGCTGGTACAATGATACCCGGCTTTGACAAAGCAGACGAGAAGTATGATAAAGCTACTATGCTTGACAATCCTATGCACCAAGGTCTCAGACGTATATCTTCTATTGTTATACCATCTATATTAGCTGGTGGTAAAATACAAGGACAGATAAACACTAAGATGGCTGGGGGTGCATTATTTAGTAAACCTTGGTTTCAAAAACTAGGTGTTACTTTAGGTGCACAAGGATTAGGAGATGCTACAATCTTAGGTCTTAGTGATGTTGGTGAAGATGACACTCTAACTGACACATTAGTAGACATGTTTCCTGAGCAGTTTGGACCAAAGGGTACATTACCTTTACCACAGGTATTCCAAACTACTGATAGTGATAGCCCCGGTGTAAGAAAGCGTAAGAATATGCTGGAGTCTGCACCATTTAGTATCATTGGAAGTGTCGTTGGTGCATTTCTTGATATGAAAGGTGGGCACAAAACTATGGGCTGGATGGAACCACTAGATGAGACTGCACAAAATTATAAGCAGTTAAATATTAAGATGGGTGGTGATCCTGATAAACTAATACGTATTGCTGAGATAGATGAATTACTATCATTAGGTAGTGGAAATCTAAGTCGAGGTATGGAGCAACAGCTTATCAATGAAAAGATATTACTAGAAGAAGGTTTATCTAACATTGATAATATGGATGATTATTATCGTAGATACGAATATTTACAAGATGTTGAGGCACAGGCTGCTATCGAAAGGAAAACAGCTAATAACTTTGAACAGTTAGAACTTAATATTAATGGACTTGATGCTGACTTAAATGCTAACGTACTAGATGATGCAGCTAAAGCAAAGCAAAGTACACCTCCCGGGAATGTAGCACGTAACATGGCTGATACTACAGCTATTAAAACTGGTACATCTAAAGGAGATCCAGCACCTATCATTACAGATGCTATGAGACGTAAAGGTCTTCTGGTAGGCTCTACAAGTCGTGATGCTGTAATGGGTGTAGCTGAAGAAGCTAGAGGAGCTGGTAGATTTAATGCGATTGTTGATGGTATTAGATTTAGTGCTAAAGAAATGAACGCAGCAGCATGGGGTATCTATATGGATATTATAAACCCAGAGTCTACGGTTGATGACATTAGAAAACTCTTTATGGAAAATAGAGATGTTAAAAATCTAATGTTAGGTAAGTTTAAAGTTGAAGTAATAAATGAAGATCAGGCAAGAGCAGCAGCGTTTGCTATGCGTGATCTTGTTGACAGATTTTTAGGTCGAGATGTAACCGCATCATCTGGTAGAGTGATGGATACTCTAGGTAGAGAAGCTGCTACTATCTCACAAGCTGTAACTGAAATGGCTCCGTTTATAGATGATAACCGTGCCATGGATCTTATTATAGATAAGCTAGAATTTTTAATGGATGAGTATGCTCTTAATAAATATCTATCTGGTTGGTCACTACGTAATAAAAACTGGTTTGACCAGATGCCTCCTCGTACTGCACAAGAAGGTATTGACATACTTTTAGATGAGTTTAAGACTGCTGAAAATGCTATACATGCTAAGAATAAACGATTTACAAAAGAGCTGAAACAACTACGTAAAACTAATCCACAAGCTTTACGTCCTTTAATTGATGCATATGCACATACTAACGGTGACGTAGATAGTCTTGCTAAACTATATAAATGGGCAGCAGATCAGATAACACCACTTGGACTACTTAAAAGTCCTGATCCTAAAAACATGAATTTGTTTGCTAAGGGTGCTTGGGGTGTAAGATATAATAATATGTTGTCTGGTATATCAGCATTTAGAGCTGGTATAGGTAACGGATCACAGCTTATACTTAGACCTATCACAGCTGTACTAGGTCATGCTATACAAGGTGATATGGATGGTGTACTTAGAACTATCTATTATAATGGAGCTATCTGGGAAACTAACAGACGTGCGTTAAGTGATGCGTTTCAGATGATGAAGAAAGTTAACCAAGATCCTACTGCTATGTTAAGTGCATTTCGTAAAGATTATGTATTTAAAACAGACAAGGCTTGGGACATTATGGAAGATGTTGCAAAGTTATATGAAAAGGATGGTAACTGGGGTAGAGCATATCAGCTTAAAACTGCAGCTACCTTAACTCAGATGTCTAAAATGAAGGGTCTGCGTTATGGTATGACAGCTATGATATTTCCTGATGTATTTACTAACACACACAACGCACATTATTATTCACGTGTAAAAGCATATGAAGATGTGTTTAGTGAGTATGGTTTTGCAGACTGGAAGAAAATCTTTGAAGCTGAAAAGAGACATTATAAAAACTTCTTTGACGAAAATGGATTAGTTAAAGATCAGGTATTACGATCATTCTCTGGTGAAATACAACTTAACCTAGATGATGGTGTTGCTAGCTATCTTACCGAAGCTACTACAGCATATCCTGTACTCAAAGAGTTATTAGCGTTTCCACGTACTGCATCTAACTATGTTAAAGCAGCACTATCTTGGACACCTATAAGTTTAATACCCGGTATAAATAAGTATGCTAAAACTATATATGCTAAATCAGCAGACGAGATTTCAGCAGCACTTTTAGAACATGGTATAGACGCAAGTAAAGAACCATTTGCAGATGCTATCTTTAAACAGATACAATCTGAATATGTAGGTAGACAAGCGTTTAGTAGTATGCTTGCAGCTACATTATATGGCTATGCTATGGGTGGTAATATCAGAGGTAACGGACACTATAACGCATCTAGACGTAACAAAGAAAGAGATGAGATGGGTTACGAACCTAAGACTATACGTATTGGTGATAACTGGTATAGTTTTAAAGGACTCATTGGAGTTGAACATATACTTACACTCATGGGAGATCTTGCATACTATGCAACTGACATGGATGAGCATTTGTTAGAAAACTTTGTGTCTAAAGCTACATGGACTATTGGTGCTACATTTTTAAATGAGTCACCATTAACTATGATCGAGCCTTTATTTGATGCACTCAACGGTAATGAACGTGCATGGGCACAACTAGGAGCTGGTCAGACATCTTGGATACCAGCTAGTGGATCATTAGGTGTACTTGCTAAAGCTATAGATTCTGCACAGAAAGATTTATCTGGTGAAGTTATGGAGTTTGTAGCTAACAGATTACCCGGGTTTAGAAATACATTACCAGATCAGATTGATATCTGGACAGGTGATGCACTTAACGATATTGATAACCCAATACTACGTGTACTAAATTCACTAAGTCCTGTCAAGGTTAGTGGTACAAACGAACCATGGCGTGTCTTCTTACGTGATATACGTTATAGTGGTTTGAGTATGCTTAAAAAAGATACATCTGGATCATATGAATGGAAGCCAGAAGATAGAGAACAGATAAACAAATACATAGGTGAGCAACAATTATTTAAACAAGTTGAACGCCTGATGAAAAGTAAAAGGTATCAGAAAGAAGTTAAAAGTCTACGTCAGTTTAGACGGTCTAGTCTAACTAGAAATGATGAAAGCATTAGACTTAAAACTGAATTGTTACCTATACATCAAGAGCTAAACATACTAATTCGTGAAGCTCAAAAACTTGCAGAGGATAGATACCTTAGCGAGAATCCTAACATTGAACAGTCTATTATTAATGCTCAACTTGTAAATCAAGAAATGAAGTTAGGTAATGTAGACGAAGCTTCCACCATACAAAAAAGGGATTTAGAAACAAGAAAACTTATTGAACACGGAAGTAACTAAAGCACATGGCTGTTACACAAAACTCTTATACGGGTAATGGTTCCACCACCAATTACTCTTTTACATTTCCATATCTTAAGGCATCAGACGTTAAGGCGTCTATAGATGCAGTCGATACAACGGATTTTTCATTATCCAATGCAACGACAGTACAATTTAATACTGCTCCATCAAACGGAGCCCAAATCAAAATATTTAGAGAGACAGGTATTGACAACCTAACAGCTACATTCTATGCTGGTTCTGCTATAAAGTCAGAGGATCTTAACGAAAACTTTACGCAGAACTTATATGTTACACAAGAAGTTAATGGTCGTTACCTTAGTTCTTTGGGTGGTACCATGGTTGGTAACCTTAACTTTGATGCGAACGCTGACGTCGTATTTGAAGGGTCTACTGCTAACGATTTTGAAACTACACTAACAGTCGAAAACCCTACAGCTGATAGAACTATAACTTTACCTAATAGAACAGGTACAGTTTTAACTTCAGCTGATACAGGAACTGTTACATCAACTATTATTGCTGACGGTACTATTGTAGACGGTGATATAGCCGATACTACTATTACAGGTGGCAAGCTAGTTAACGACACTATTACAGCAACACAAATAGCTGCTGATGCAGTAACAGCTAGTGAATTAGCTAATGATGCTGTAGACACTGCTGCTATTGTTAACGATGCAGTTACAGCAGATAAACTTGCAAACACAACTGTTACAGCTGGGTCTTATACAACTGCAGATGTTACAATAGATGCACAAGGTAGAATTACAGCAGCAGCTAGTGGTACAATAGGTACAAGTGAAATCGAAGCTGATGCTGTAAATGGTACAAAGATTGCTGACGACTCCATAAACTCAGAACATCTGGTTGATGGTAGTATTGATACAGTACATATCGCAGATGACCAAATAACTACAGCTAAAATAGCAGATAATAATGTAACTACAGCTAAAATATTAGACGGGAATATTACAACTGCTAAACTAGGAACTGACTCAGTTACTGGTGCACAGATTGCAGACAATGCGATAGATTCTGAGCACTATACTGATGCTAGTATTGACACTGAACATATCAGAGACGCTCAAGTTACAGCAGCTAAGATAGCAGATAATGCAGTAACTACAGCTAAAATAGAAGATGCAGAGCTTACTACCTTAGCTGGTATGAGAGCTGCTACAGCATCTAAACTTGCCGAAGCACAAACTTTGACTGCTGATATCAATGATCTTAACATCGTTGATGGCATGACTAAGCAGACAAGTTTAACTAATACTAATGATAGTTATCCTACATCTGCTGCTGTTGTTTCTTACGTAGCTGGTCAAATAGCACCTCTAGGTGGTCTGGAAGTTATAGGTACAGAACTAGCATTTCCTTATACACAACCAGCTAGTGGTGTAGTTATATCTATATCTGATGCAGAAGATGTTGTAGTTAACGGATCTGGTACAAGTACAACAGGTAGAACTGTTACAGGTCCAAGTGGAGAAGCTGTACAACAAGTAACTATAAACAACTTTCCATCTAGTCTTAATAACGAATCACTTGCAGCTGGTGTAGGTTTAATGGTTAGTTCTACTGGCTCTGGTCAGATATATGACTACCATAAATTACTTGCAGCAGAAACAGATGTTAAACAACTTAGTGATGACATAAACGACTTCCAAGCTAGATATCGTATTGGATCAAGTGACCCTACTTCAGCAAATGATGAAGGTGACTTATTCTTTAATACTTCTGCTAATAAGATGAAGGTCTATGATGGATCTGCATGGGGAGAAGTAACATCTACAGGTGACTTTAAATTCTTAGTATTAACAGATGCTGGCACAACTAATGCTGCTACTTTTAATGGTTCTAATACAAGCTTTGATTTAAAAGAAGGAACTACAAGTGGTAGTGCTACAAGTGTTACAACAGTATTTCAAATATTATTAGTACTTAACGGTGTTGTACAGAAACCTAACTCAGGTTCTTATGATGCGTCAGGTGAGGGATTCTATTTAAGTGATTCAGATACTATTCGATTTGCAACAGCACCACCAAGTGGTTCAACAGTCTTTGCAGTACTTATAGGATCTAGTACAACTATACAGGTTCCAGCTGATAATACAGTATCTACTGCTAAATTACAGAGTGGTGCAGTAACATCAGCTAAGATAGCAGTTACCGGAGTTTCAGCTGGAACTGTCGGATCAAGTACCGCAATACCTGTAATAACAGTAAATGATAGAGGTCAAATAACAAACACCTCTACAACAGCAATAGATAGCACTTCAATAGCAAACGGATCGTCTTCAGTGGCTGTTGCTAACAACGCTGGTGTAACAGTAACTGCACCTGAGTTAAAGTTAACAACTCCGTTCTTTGAGATGCCACAGACAATAGCTGCAAACAAAACAATAACAAACAACCATAACTGCTTAACTGTAGGTCCTGTAACTATAAACAGTGGCATAACAGTAACAGTCGGAGATGGTGAAAACTGGGTAATCGTTTAATTATGCCAATAACAATTAATGGAAACGGGACCATCTCTGGACTTTCAGCCGGTGGACTCCCAAACGGCAGTGTAACAAATGACACACTAGCCACAACTGCAAGACCTTTATTTCGTAGTCTTGCAATTATAGAACACTATGAAGCTCATGGTACAAATGGTCAGGCTATTTCAACAGCAGATACATGGGTTGATAAAACATTAACTCGAATTTATACTGATCCTGATAGTATTGTAAGTTTAAGTAGTAATCAATTTACTTTACAAGCTGGTACGTATTATATAAATTGGGGTAGTACGTTTTTTGAAGTAGACAGATGTCAAACTAGATTATATAATGTAACTGATAGTGCAGTAGTTAAACATAGTCAAAATGGTTTTGCTCAAAACTCAAGTGCTTATGCTACCATACAACCAGAAGGTGATGCACGTATTACTATTGTATCAGCTAAGACATTTAAGCTCCAAGCATATATTGATAACGTAGCAGTATCAGCTAACGCAGAATTAGGTATATCTGGTTCTACAAACGCTAATAATGATGGTAGTGAAGAACTATTTGCTAGAGTAATTATATATAAGGAGAACACATGACTTTAAAATTAAATGGTGCTACTTCTGGTAGTGTATCTCTTGATGCTCCAGCTAATACAACTGGCGGAGCTGACTTTACATTCAAACTTCCGATAGCTGATGGCTCTGCTGGTCAAATTTTATCTACTGATGGTAATGGTAATTTATCTTGGATTGACCCTATTGTTGAAGTAGATCAGTGGTATTTAACTGCGGATGTAACTTCAGACGCAGTATTAACTAGCTGGGCAAGAAATAACTTTGCTGGTGCTGCTACCATAGGAACTGGTATGTCAGTAACCTCTGGTATTTGGACTTTCCCATCAACAGGAAAATGGTTATCAGTCGTAAGACCAGTACTTTCAATTCATGATGATGACAATGTTAGTATAAATACATATGTTACAGTTAATGGTGGTACTAGTTACTCTTTTGTAGTATATGCAACTGATGGTAATAACGGTGGAGGCGGAAACGCTGACGGATCAACAGCAAGTTTTTATGTATTCGACGTGACTGATACTAGCCAAGTTAAATTAAGATTTGATGCTGGTTCTATCGGTACAAGCACTAAAGTTAGTGGTGATACTTCTCGTATGGAAACTACTGTTTTCTTTATGAAATTAGGAGCAACATAATGAGTACAATAAAAACAACAAACATAACACACGGTAGTAATACTGGAACATCAAACTTAGTTCTTGATAGTTCTGGTAATGCTACTGTAAACGGTAACTTAACTGTTACAGGAACTGGTCCCGGTAAATTTCAATCTTACGCTCTATTACAACATAAATTAACCGTTGCTTACTCAATACCGAGTAATGATTCTAACACTAGACCTTTTAATACCGAACTTGATCCCGATAGTATTGTAACTCTAGATACAAGCACAGGAAGATTTACTTTAGGTGCTGGTAGTTACATGCTTAAATGGTTTGAAACTTTTTGGGATGTTGGTGATGCGATAGACGGAATAAGAAGATGGGATGGAAGTAGTAATATAGATGCTGACCATCCTGATACTTTTGATCGTGGTATCGTACAATATTCTAATACTTCTAATCAATGTTCTATTGTATTAAGTGGTACTACACGAGTTACAGTTCCAGCTGGTCAAACCTATACGTATGCTTTAAGACATCATGTTGATGATAGTAGTAATGGGAATAGTGGAGGTCGAAATCCCGGACTTAGTCTTGGTGGAGAAAATCACTACGTTTATGCAATCATGGAAATTTACAAGGAGGTATAATGGCATTAACACAAATAACATCAAAAAGTATTACAGACGGAACAATAGCTACAGCAGATATAGCTGATGATGCAGTTACAAATGCAAAAATAGGTGATAATGCTATTAGTACTGCCAAGATATCAAATGGTCAAATAACTGGTGGAAAGATGGCTAATAGTGCTGTTGGTACAAACCAGTTAGCAGACGAAGCAGTAACACTAGCTAAACTAGAACATGGCACATCATCTAATGATGGTAAGTTTTTACGTGCAAACAACGGAGCAGATCCTACGTTTGAGACAGTTGCTAGTGCTGGAAAAGCACATAATTTAATAATTAACGGATCTATGCAAGTAGCCCAACGTGGTACATCAAGCACAAGTAATGGGTATCAAACTGTAGATAGATTTGCACTATACAAATTTGCTATAGGTAATACACTTACGCAGTCACAAATTTCTTTAAGCTCAACTGATACAGGACCTTATGCGTTAGGTTTTAGAAAAGCATATAGATTTGCTGCTTCTGGTGCATTAACTGCAAATAATAATAGTGAAATTAGTATGAGCACTAAAATAGAAGCTCAAGATATTGCAAAAAGTGGTTGGGACTATACATCATCCTCAAGTTATATTACTTTATCATTTTGGTTTAGATGTTCTGCAAATCAAACTTTTTATTGTTATCTAAAAACTAATGATGGTACTTCACAAAGTTATCCGTTTAGTTTTACAGCAAGTGGAAATAATACTTGGACAAAAATAACTAAAACAATTCCCGGAGATTCTAATTTACAATTTGATGATAATAATGCAGAAGGGCTTTATATAGCTTTTGTTCCTTTTTTTGGTACAAACTACACAGGAACTAAAACTTTAAATGCTTGGAGTGCTTATGCTAATGACGCTCGAGTACCTGACATGGCAAATGACGTTTGGTATGCTGGTGCAAATACGTTTGATATCACAGGTGTTCAATTAGAAGTAGGCAGCGTGGCAACAGATTTTGAGCATAGGTCATTTGCACAAGAACTTCCTTTATGTCAAAGGTATTTTTGGAAACCCTCTAGTGCTTCCTCTGGTTTTGGTTTTTATGGTCAAGTTTATCACACTTCACATGCCTTTGTTGATATCCCTTTACCAACTACCATGAGAACCTATCCAAGTGCAACTGGTACTGTAGTAGTTTCTGGTAGTGGAAGTCATGCCAATACAACAATGACTTCTGAGTATCTTCAATATTATGCAACTGATGATAAGTCAGTTTATGTTACTTACAGTAGTGTTTCAGCTGATGCGGAGTTATAACAATGACAATTAATTATCAATTAATGGGAAATGATCCCATGCTTGCAGTATTTGGTCAAGAGGTACCTTTACAGGTTATTAAGAAAAAAATTACTATTGATGGTGAGACAACAATACTTTGGGTTCCAAAAGTTAACGACAATAGAGATTACCAAGAATACCTTAAGTGGGTAGCAGAAGGAAACACACCAGAAGCTGCTGACTAATGGAAATACCTAGCATAGTAATTCCACCTGTAAAAAATATAGAAACAATATCTATACCTTTACCTACTGCTGATGTACCAAGTTATGTACCTTTAGTTGTACCTCCGAGTGATCTGAGAGAACCAAAAGGTACTAAACCTGTAGAGACTGCTGAACCTCCAGCACCTACTTTACCTCCACCTTTCCCACCTTATAAATTACCTACAGGTGATGTATTAGTTCCTACAGCTATAGCAGCCGTAACAGCTGTTGCAGCTACAACTATAACACAACCTATTATAGAAAAACTAAG